ATCCGCTATTAGCCGTTTTGTTAAAATAAGTGTACATTTTATATTTATACCACACTGAATAATTTTATCTAAATGGTGATACGGCTACCCCTGTGTTAAAATAAGTGTACATTTTCCGAATATATAAAAATATTTGGGGCAGTGGAACGCTTTCCTTGTACGGGAGGTATGAATATAAAAATGTACACTTATTTTAACATCCTCTATTATTGCCTTACGTTTCTGAGCCAAGTGGTAGGGGCATATATAAAATGTACACTTATTTTAACAAATTCAAAAATGGGACAAATAAGTTAGTAGATATCCGATCTGTAACAAATGATACCTTTACAAATTAGCCAAAGTATGTTATAATGTATTTAATGGAACGTGCAACAAGGCGTAAAGATAGTAGTAATCGGGTAGCTGTAGAAGATCGCGTAGGGGCATTCAAAATGTATGCTCAAGGTTTCACGTTGAAAGCCATTGCGAAAGAAACAGGCTGCCACGTCAACACTATCAAGCGGTACAGAAAAGAAGATGATTGGGACGAAAGACTCAATAAGATCTATGACAAGGTGTTAGATAACTGCGAGTTGGACCTGGTCAAGTCAATTGAACAAACCTTGAACATGACCCAGACCTTTAAGCATAAGTTTGCTATAAGGCTTCGGACCATCTCACCATCAATGATTCCCGTTACGATGATGACACACCTTAAGGAACTTTTTGAGATGGAGCAAGAACTAATAGGCTCCTTACAAGCTGCTTCAGACACTGGAGAACTAACGTTGTACAATGAAGATCAATTAGAGGGGATGCTCAGAGATGATGAGCCGGATGCAGCGTGAGAGGGTAGCGGAAGAGTTGAGCCGCAGACATCTCGTGCGGTACACAGCCCTCACATATCCTTCCTACAAGGCCAACTGGCATCACTGGAAAGTCGGTGATCTTCTTGAGCGTGTAATCCGTGGAGAGATAACAAGATTGATCCTCAACGAGCCACCACGTCACGGTAAATCAGAACAAACATCAGTGAGGTTCCCTGCCTACGCCATGGGCAAGATGCCTAACTTACATATGATCATAGGTTCCTACGCTTCATCATTGGCCACAGGTTTTGGAAGGAAAGCCCGCAACCAGGTTCGGAGCCCAGTGTTCAAGAGACTATTTCCAGGCGTGACCCTTGCCAAGGATATTGGGACTGCTGGTTCCCACTGGGCCCTTAACACCGGCTCCGAATTTGTGGCTGCAGGCGTGGGCGGAGGGATCACAGGTAAAGGCGCAAACATCTTTGTCATTGATGATCCAATAAAGGATAGGAAACAGGCGAACAGCGTAGTGTACCGCGAGGCTCTTAAGGACTGGTACAGAGACGTGGCTCGTACACGGCTTATGCCTGGTGGGGCAATTATAATCCCTATGACTCGGTGGCACCACGATGATCTTTGTGGATGGTTGCTCAGAGAATGGCCAGAAGAAAAATGGGTTGTTGCGAGACTCCCTGCCATCCAGGATCAGGATCCTTCAGAGTTTGATCCACGTCAACCAGGACAGGCGTTGTGGGAAAGCCAGTTCTCGCTTGACATTCTTAAACGAACCAGAGAAGAGATTGGACCTAACTCCTTTAACTGCCTTTTTCAGCAGAAGCCTAACAAGGGAGCCACGTCCATTCTACAAATAGCCTGGATACAACAGGACTTTGATATTACAATGCTTCCTCGTTTCTCAAGGGTCGTGGCTTCATGGGACACGGCTTTTGAAAAAGGAGAAAGAAATGCCTATAACGTAGGCACTGTGTGGGGTGACACAGGTGGTGAATATTACCTCATTGACGTCGTGAGATTCCGGGGGGTGTTTCCCGAAGTCAAGAAGAGGATGATAGCGCTCCACGAAAAGCATCACACAGATGCAGTGCTCGTTGAAAAGGCAGCCAGCGGTAGAGATCTACTGCATGAACTTAGAGTTGAGTCAGAGATACCCTTGATCGGTATCCCTGTGAACCGAGATAAAATTCAAAGAGCCGACGCAGTGAGTGGAAGGTTTGAGGCTGGAAGGATCCACGTTCCCAAACACGCTCCCTGGCTCTCTGATTATTTCACTGAGTTGGATGAGTTCCCTGAAACAGCCTACAAGGATCAGGTGGATTCAACAACACAGGCGATAGCGTGGATGTCCAGACATGGAGCGCAGGAGGCTTTCGCAGCATGAGCAATGAACCAATATTCATAGCAACGAAAAGTAATAACGTGGTTTCGTTCAACGCGCTTTCATATTACGCGGTGAAGGGTGCACATTCACAGGTCCTTCCTACTGACCGATTCGCTGCAACCAATTACACAGACCGCGGACTCATTGAGCCCATTCATAATCCGGAGACCCTGATAGGGATCTCTGAGATCAACACGTGGCATAACAAGTGCTGCGATGTAAAGGCAAATGATGTAGCGGGCCTCGGATATCACTTAGAGGGCGATGAGGACAAGGAGGTTGGATCCTTCTTCTCTGATGACGCTCGACATGGAAAACCAATAAGCTCCATCCTCGTTGAAGCCCAGCGTGATTTTGAACAACTGGGATATCTTGCGATGGAGGTTGTGAGAGAACTCTATGATCCTAATGGAAAACCATCAACGTTGGCCCACATACCAGGGCAAACAATTCGCGTTCACAAGGACGGGAACAAGTACATGCAGAAGCGTGGAACAAAGGAGAGATGGTTTAAGGCTTTCGGATATGAGAAGGACGTGGACAAGGATAATGGGAATGAGTCTCCATTGAAAAGTTTGGATCCACAACAGAGAGCCACTGAGGTAATCTGGGAAATGGGTCCATCATCTCGCTCTGACTATTACGGACTGGCCCCAATCATCCCTGCGGTAGGAGCCGTGGAAGGAATGAGAGCCCTTCGTGATTACAACATAGACTTCTTTAGGAACCACGGTGTTCCAGCTTACGCGATCTATATCACAGGTGATTACAACCTCGGGAAAAAGAAAAGAGTAAAGCTCGAGGATGATGGGACCGGAACACTGGGTGAGGACTACACTGGTGAGGAAGGGCAAACCGCATCCTACTTTGAGTACGCCATCATAGCACAGATAAAACAGCATCTTGCTACACTTGCGCAGAACCCTCACAGCCCTTTGTTGATCGCTGTCCCAGGACAAACTCCAGAGTCACAGGTTAACATTGAGTTTAAACCTTTGGCTGTTGAAATTAAAGAAGCGTCCTTCAGGTTATACCGCAAGGACAACAGGGATGAAATAATTGTGGCTCACGGTGTTCCGGCCTACAGGATTGGACTTGTTGAAACCGGGTCACTTGGCGGATCAACCGCTGTTGAGTCTAACCGGATCTACAGGGACTCAGTTATCGCACCTAGGAAACAACGTCTTGCATCCTTAATGAACGTGTACATTATTAGACAGGGGTTTCAAAATAAGGGAACAACATTCTACTTCAATGACCTTGATCTTGCTGAAGAGACTCATGAAAAAGAAGTGGCTGAGTTCCTCTTTGATCGGGGTGCCATGCGTCCAGTTGATCTCATGAAAAGTTTTGGTGAAGAGTTTGGCCTAGAGATTCCTACAGAGAAGGAACAACCCCACCTTTACCTTTACTACATGGATGGCAAACCCGTTGATTCTCTATTCAGCGACGACGCTCTAGAGGCTATCAAGAGTTTATCTGATGAACTATTAAGGAGTAATTAAATGGCAAACATTTTTGCACCTACACGTGAAGAGTATGGAGACGGTACTGTTGAAGCTAAGGATCGAGTATCCTTTGTTCAAACATCGTTTGCGAATAGTATTAGTGAGGCGGCATTAGAAGCAATAGCACCTGCTATGGATCTCACAAACATCACACGCCTGTTAATGCAGGTCATTACAGGTTCTCGGGATGTGACAGCTATTCAATTGAGATTCGGGACACCGAATGCTGATGGTAACATCGTCAGTGGCTATTTGGATTTATTTGACAGTGATTTCCTAACGGACAGTGAACCACTTGATCTAAATACTTTAGCCGCAACTGATGTAGGGGTAGCGGAAGTTAAAACACCTGCAACTGGTTACGCACAAGTGTGGATGAGATCTACAGTGGCTCCCGGTGAAATGACTG